AATACGCTTGGTCAATTTCATTCTGCCGCTTTTCAAATTCGTCAAGCGGCATTCTTGTAATTTCTTCGCGCGTCCAAATGCGTTTGCCCGAGTTCGGATCAGGCTTCCTTGCTTTGGGGAGCGATGGTTCTGCAACACGACGCGCCCTTTCCACTTTGGAAACCTGCTGTTGCGGCGGTGTATCGAACGTCTCTTTGTAGCGGTTCAAAAGCTCAACTACTTCATCTGCACTGCCATCTTGCGCTACGCGCTGCCAGACAGCCGTTTGGCGTTCTAACCACCCTCCAAAGTCATCCGACGAGACTACTTCGTCCATGTCGGGGTGCGACTTACGAATGGTGTCAAAGTGCGCCTGAAGCGTGTTTTGACTTTTCTCCGTATCAATTCGACTACGATACTCACTGACCGTCTCCTCAAGACTAGACAGCTTTTTCAGGAGCGGGGCAGCGATGTCGGGGTACTCTTCTGCGAGCACCTTTAATTCGTCATCGATACCGTCCCTGTTGTGGGCTGCCTCAGCTAGCTGAGACTGAAGGTTCTGCACAGTCGCTTGCAGTTCCGCCATATTACGGCGGAGTTCCGCAGCCTCCTGTGTGGCCTTGGTCATACGAGCCTGAGCGTTCTTGACACGTTCCTCAGCAACATGGAGCTTTTTCGCCGTGTCGCTGTCGTCAGGATTTGGATCGCCGCGATCCTCTTCCTCCGGAGCCTCTTCGCCGTCTTCCCCAGTCTCCGCTGACTCTTCGGGTGGGTTTTCTTCAAACTCTTCAGCCTGCGGGGTGTCCTCTTCTTCCGGACTTTCTGCCACCTCTTCAGTGACTTCCGGAGCGGGGTCCGCATTCTGCTCAATCATTTGCTTCAAAAGTTCATCGGCTTCTTGTTCAAGCTTCTCAGGATTTACCTTCATACTTCACCAGTGTTTGCGGGTCCGCTGCACGGAGTGTCCGCTGTTTCCATTTGAACGCCAAGTTTCTCTTACGAGGTTGGTCGTCCGCTCAAAACCGCTTGCGCGGTATCTTCTAGCTCAAGCATGAACCGCAGCTCCGCCGCGCGCCCTTGCTCAGATTTGTGGTCCGGAACGGTCTCCAATCTGTCCCGACAGGCCTCCAGCCGCTCCATTAGAAAGATCATCAATTCCTTCCATTGGGGCTGGGCCGCCAAGTAAACCACCGCCTGCGCCGCTTGCGGCGAGCATCTGCTGCTGTTGTGCTTGCGCTTCAATTTCTAGCTCTCGATCCGTCTTTAATACTTCATCAGGATTAATGTCCATACTCTTTGCAATTTCAGTAAGCAACTCTTTACGTTTTACAATTGCCATATCCATCTCATTACTAATTAATGAAAGGAACTGAAGTAAACGCTGAGAACGAACTTCACGCTGAATAAGTGATGTACTTCCTCTTGCTACTGTTTTTAAATCGCCTTTTGCTTTTTCGTTGTCACTCCACTCCATGTTCCAGTGGTAAAGTGACTGAACTAGCGGGACAATTAAGAAGTCGTCTATATTCTTGAGTGTCGACTTCAATGCTACGTTCGCGTTCCCCATGAGGATCGACATGCCAGTTGCCGTCTTGTTTAGGGACTGCGCTGTCTCGCCGTGGGTGTATGATGGCAACGACGTTGTTTCGTCGGCAAATCGGCGGAACAATTCAATGATACTGGTCAAACCGTTGGCGTTTGCAATCGGCTGATTAAACCGGACGGCTGGTGCGTTGGGGTCACCGCCACTGCGTAAAAATACCTTCCACGGATGGAGGTCGCGGGGGTCTTCGCCAGCCTCTAGGAAGTCGGTGTTAACTTCAACCATTGGGCCAGAGGCAATCGCCATGTTGTCTATAAAGATACGAGTCGCGGCATTCATTGTTGCCTGCGAGTCGCGCATCATCTTTGGAACTCCGGTGCCCCAGAACTGGTGCGGGTTCCTTTCGTAAGGGAAGCAGTTGTATGGGATGCGACCGTCGGGGATAGGGTTTAAAGTCACCCGTATAACTTGACCGTCGCAAAGCCACACGTTGGCGTCAAACTCGTCTGTTTCATCCGAGTCGTCTGGTAGCTCTACACCCGAATCAAGAAGGTCTTGGCCGTTGATTGAGCCCCAGTATTCAAGAACTTCAAAGCGATTGTTAGGACCGCTTACCAAGCGAATGTTCGCCACCTCGCGGCGAATACGCTCGTGGTCTTCTTCGATGTAATTTCCGCGAGGCGAGTGCCCAAGAATTTCCAGAACGGCGTCGCCGTCGAAGCCGTCGCGCTCTCGTAGCTCACGAAACTGGCGTCGGGTAAGAACGTGGCGGCGGAACAAACCGTGAAGATCGTGGTTGCTGGTTGCGTAGGGGTCTGGGTAAATGTCGAAAACCGACACAGACTCAATGTCTGGTTTGATTGTTTCCATGACCATGAGGGCGTGAGCCTGTACACCCTTTTCAATCATACGTTTCCAGCGCTTGTTGCGCTCGATTCGCATGGTGCCGCCCTTTATGCAGCCGGTCCCAAAGATCACGGCCTCCATGATTGCTTCTTTAATTTTCTGTTCGGCGTTTGATTCTGAAAGCTGGTCCCGAATCAAGAGCTTCATTTCTTGCGCTGCAAGTTTGGCTCTGCGGCGGACCTCTTCACGAACCTCGTCAACCAGCTCATCACGGCGCTCGTTGATGATGTCCATCACCTGCGTGGGTGCATAAGCCCCTGAAGTCTGCATCACCTCTGCTGTGGCGGTCTTTACCACCTCAGCCATTTCTATTGGGTCTAGATCAGGAATGGGGGTTTCTTCGATGTCGAAGAAATCTTGACCAGATTGGAACAAGAGGTCTACAAGCCGTGAAAAGGCCGCCATGACTTTTGTTCGCGTAAGGCCAACAAATACCTTGGAGCGCTGACCGGCCAGCTTTGACATGGTTTCCGGATCGTACTGGCCGAGAAATTGACGGAAGTTGTCGAGCCACTCTAGCTCAACCTCATTTCGCGCGTCCTTGTATTCGCGGAAAAGGGATTGCAGGCGCGGCCCAAGCCCTTGGTATTCTTCAAGGTCTTCGTCTGTGCGGACCAGACCGACCTCGGGGAGATCGTCTTCGTACTCTTCTTCGATCATCAATACCCCACGACATTGTCAAATGGTTCATATTTAGAACCTGCGCTGCCAGACAAGTTCCTTCTGTTACGCGGCATAGAATTAAGTCCAAACAGAGCAATTGCGTATGACATTACACGGTCATCATAGCAACCTAACTTTGCGTTAGTAATACCTTTATCATTTACTACGTAATTGCGCAGCTCTTTTACTAACTCTACATCAGCAATACCACTGTCTCGCTTCCGTAGCAATGCAGCAAGATTATCAATGATTAGCGGTTTTGTTTTACTGGACGTGTAAAATCCAGCTCGCTTAGTCATTCTGTCGGCGTAAGCGTTGTCTACGGTGTGCTCGATGTACAGATTAGGATATCCTAAGTCCTGCATCCTTCGGATAGTTGTAAGGCCGTGGTTGTTTCGCTCAGGAATGATGTAGGCCCTGTTGAACTTCTTTCCTAAATAAGCCAACTGATCCCCCAGCTCATAGGGGTCTATGTGCAACCTCCACGCGGCAACCTGACGTCCTAGAGAGTCTATTACTTGTGCAACTGTGTAGTCGCCGTGAGCAAGCCCTTCTGCCACGTCAACGCCAATACAATAGCGCTCTTCTGGGTCGATGTTCTTAACCCACTGCTTGTAGCTTCCGTTTTCATGCTCTTCGACCACGCCGTCTTTAAAGCTACCTTCGATGCAGGGCTTGTAGCAGTCTCGTTCCGCATCCATGAGGCAGTCTTCCTCCACGAAGCTCCGGCCAGAAAACAGGAAGGCCTCATGCGGGGTGCAGGGATACTCCTGCTTGAACAAGTCTGCTGACCCAAGCTCGTCGATTTTTGAGCGACGCCAGTTTAGCTGCTCGTCTGATAAGTCAAATAAAGCCGCTAATCTTTGCTCGTCAGCAGAACGTGTAAAGAAAGGATCGGTTTTCTTTGCATATTCGGGCAGCCAGAACCACGGGATAAACACGACCATCCAGTCAGATTCGCCATTAAGGGCCTTCATGACCTGCTCGTAGAACCAGCCGCCAGCGCCATTGGCTGTAGACTCGACGATAACCTCGGACCCCTCTGCCGGTACAGACTGGAGAAGACCCGACACAATCTCGCCGCTGTTTGGGTAAAACGCAGCTTCAGAAGCGTGAACAAAGCGGTTCGTCATACCTCGACCGATCTGGGTCGAGCGCGCAGTACCTATTCGGTATTGAGAGTTGAGCTTCTCAAATACCATAGTGGTGGTGGTTGACGACGCCAGTGGGGGCTTGAATATTGGATGGCTGGCATTGTCATAGAAAAACCGGACCATGCGGAAGATGGCGGTGGTGGACTCGGCAAGGTGTGAGAGCACAAAGGCGTTGGCGTTCTTTGTTTTGGTTGTCTTCCAAAAGAACCTTCCCTCGACATAGGTCGAGATTCCCATCTGACGTCCCTTAATCACAAGAGCGCGGATACGGCCTGTTTCTTTTAGCTGCTCTTCCAGCTTTTGATGTAGGATAATCTGACCACGGTTAAGCTTAAGCGGCGTCACCTCGCCATTCTTGTCGACGATCCGCAGCACGTTCTTTGCGTAGAGCGGAAAGCTAGACATAAGCTTTTTGGCAATGTCTTCAATTTCCACTGCGCATTCCCTTACTTATCTGCTTGGCCCACCAAAATAGTTCTTCGTCGCTCATGCGGTTGCGCATACTATTAACTGCGGAACATACCAGACGTATGTTGTCCGGCGTGTATCCTTTGTTGTTGTCTATTCTGTCAATACTGACGTTTGCCCATTTATTATGGCGGCAGTGTGCCATTTTTACTTTAGAT